ATTAAAGCTAAGCCAATATCCCCAACGCCCTCAGTTGCAATAGTTTGACCTATTGCGATTGCTGCGAAGGTGGATATGATTAAAGCACCTGCGAATTTCCTTGCAGAGAAAGATTCATCTTGTCTATGTAAGTAGCCTCGTAATGTGTTTAACCCTGCACCAATTACTGCTGCTCCAACAGTTATTAATACTGGATCTACCATAATCAAATCTCATTAGACCAATATATATAATTTACTACTCATTTGTCGAGTACCTTGTCCACTAAATCCTCTAGTTCTGAATCTGCATCTTCATGTAGTCTATTAGATTGTCTATCTATTGCTGTTGCTAAAATAATAAGGGCTTTTTGGAGCTGTGTTACTCTTAAACACAGATCTTTCTGTGTTAATGATATTTTTCTAAAATATGCAATTAAAGTCCCACCACTACCAAGAGCTATTGCTATGACTATTTCTGAAAATAGTCCGTCAATTATCTCGAACATAAATACCTTTCTTTCTGGTATATTTAAAGATTAGAATGGTCGAAGATCTTTATTCTCAATCATTGATATTATTATTAGGGGATCTTCAGTTACAGTGTCCATGAATTCTTCATCACCATTACTAGAACCTTCGAATTTACCACAGTTATAACAAACAAAAATTTTATGTTCTTCATCATCCATATATCCGTACATTGACATTCCACATTCACAATCCATCTCAGTCATAATTTATTTGCAATGGGTTTATAAATAAGTTTTGCTTAGACACCTCATGGCTACTTCAATTTATATCTATGAATCAATGGAAATGTATGATAAAATATATGGTCTTGAGAGAGATGATGAGATGAGAGAAACACCATTAATTGACTTATATGTAAGAGAAGGGAAACTATTCATAGTGACAAATACCAGTAGGCATAAAGAACAACCACAAATTGCTAGAAGTTTTGTTCATTTTAGGAATGGTAATATCAATGGATGGGAAAACGGTGAAGAAAAACTAGTAGTGTATGATAGTTTAAGGTTTAATCATAAAAAATGTAAGTTACAATTCTTTAAAAGATTTTTAAGGAAACCAAAACTTGAACTACGTGTTGATAGATTTTATGGTGACTTTTCAAAAGAAAAGAAAATAAACTATGAGCATAGGTTTTATGATCTGTTTAAAGATAGAATGAACCTCATACTAGGTACTAAAAATGAAGTTTGATCTATTTCTTGGTGATGTTGAAGATAGGTTAGATATAGTGAATAATAACTTAGAAAGCATAAAAAAACTATTAGAACTACTGTTAACCCCACCTGATTTAAAAGAATATGAAAAATGGAAACTAGAAAAACGAAAAGGTATCTAACGTTTATTACCTAAACCTTTACTCATAATATGCATCCAATCTTTTCCATGTCTCTTTCTCATTTTTTGCCAAAATGGATCAGCACCGAACATACCACCCTTCTTATTAAAATCTTTTAGATTGTTTGCAATTCTACGGTGACAAGTTCTACAAAATCTTGCATTTATTTGTTCTACATGAAATTTATATGAATTACAAAAGAAACAATAACCATAGTAATTATCTTTAATCTTGGCTAATAGTGGTTCTCTACCACGTTTTCCAGCACATTCACCACAAATATCAACTATTGTGGCTGCACTTGCATCACGTTTGAAACAGTTAATACATATAGCTTCTTTATAATGATCTACTCTTGTATATTCATCTGATTGGTGTTTTTCCCAAAGTTTCTTTGTTAAATCATTAGCATTGGCATTAGTATCTAACTTTGTCGCCATACTAGTTCTGTGATTGTTTAACCTTTTTAAGTGTATCGTCTAATAAGTTTCTAATATTAGTACAAGCATAATCGTTAAGACCATTCTTTCTACACTCTTTTCGTATATCGTCTAATAGTTGGTCTATTTCACTAAACTCTGCTTTATAAACATTAACTATACCACCACTTAGTTTAATTTTCTTTGATTTCACAACACGTTTTACTTGTTCATCGTTTATTTTTTGAGCAGATTCTTTTGATTCAAATTTTTCTTCTTTATCATCAACGTGAGGATTTTTAGTCCAATGACTAAATTGTGTGCCTGAATCAGTTCCTTTATTATTTATCTTTTTCATCTTCCCACCTCCTTATTCCTTCAAATTCATTTTTTACTATATCTCTGGCTTCTCTAACTGTCATAGCACCAAATCTTCTTAACTCGTCAACTGTTTTTGTTTTAGTCCATCCAAAGTCAACTGATGTTTGTAATGTTTTCTTAACAACTTCAAAGTTTGCTGGTGTTATACCATTAACATATGATTTTTTACTCATACTTGTTCCTTTACCACTTGCTGGTGAACCTTGACCTGTACCACCAATATCTGATGGTCTTGAGTTTGCTGGTTCTCCACCGAAGCTTTGTTTGTTCTCTTCTGGTTGTCCCATCATACCACCTCTACCATTTGCTCCACTATTACCCATTAAACTCATACCCATTGCCAATGTTTCGGCTGTCATTGCACTATCTTTACTTACCTTAAACTCACCTGTGTGTGTTCTAGTTACCTCAAATCCCATTTGTTGTAACATTGCCATGTTCTGTATTTCAACACCATCTGTTTGTAATTCTCTAAGTTTATCTGTTTCTTCACCAGCTTTTAATGATAATTTCCAATCATCAATTCCTTGGGCTTGTGCTATTTTACTGAAAAATGCTTTTTCAAGTATGTCTTGACCCCACTTTACTGCCCTATTAGTAATTGTAACTTGAAGTCCTTCTTGTGACCAACCTGCTGGGGTTTCTCCGTAATAGAATGGTAGTACACCAAACACAGCCCCAATAATCATTCTTAATTCTCTTCTTATCTCAATAAATTCTAACTCTTTCAAAGAACCTGTAAAGTCCATCCACTGTGCCATATTGCCACTACCCTTATCACTTTCAACCATAAGTGGGTGTATCATGTATGGGTCTTCGGCTGCTTTTTGACTTAATACATCCCAAGACTTTCTAAATGTTTCATAGTTACGTGAAGCAACTACAAGTAAACCTCTAGGTGGTCGCATTTTATCAAAGTATTTTCTAATATACTCATCCATATGTGATAGTGACATTGCCTTTGACCATATAGAATAGATAGGTGAAAATCCATAAATCAACGATGGTTTGTACTTTCCAGCCTTCCAAATAACTTCCCCTTCCCCATAAACTACACGTTTAGGTTGTGGAATACCTATGGAATATACAGAGTTTACTTCCATAACAGCTTTAAGTGCTTCAGCTCCACATCTATCACAAATAGGTTTAGTTAAACGTTTGTCACGATGTTCAAAACGTGGGCATACCCAAATCTTATTTCTTTTATCATCATATCCAATTCTACCGTCACTATCAGCTATCATTGCCACCTGTGGTGGATCGACTCGTAAATATTCTTTTATAATAGTTTTCCTATGGTCTATTTTACCTGTATTATCGTCAATGTAATAGTTCTTTAAACAAAGTAAGTAAGCGTTATCAGCTATCTCCAAATCACGTTCTAATTGCCTACATACGTCTTCCAATGTTTGCTCGTTTCCATTAACAGGTTTTGCTAGCATATCTTCCAATATCTTACGGTTTTCAGGTATAGGTCGTCTTAAATCATTAGAACCACAAGTATCACACTGTATTTGGTCTAGTTTAACATCATTAGCCTTCTTACGTGGTTGTGCTGATTCTGGATCATTATTGGTTTCAAATGGTTGATCATCAGGCAAGTCACCAGCTAATGGTTTATACTGAAATTCCTTTTTACAGTTATTACATTGGTACTTCCATCTCTCAGTTACTTCAAAACCATTCTTAAACATCTCTCTGTTTAAGGTTTCAATTGGTATTCTAAGTGCATCAATGTTATCTGCTAACTCATAAATCATTATGAGAGGAAATGGAAAAATTGGTAATTTAGCACCTGTATCGGTACTCATGTATGGTTGTGCTATTGAAGGTCTAGTGGTTGATTCGGTAAAACCCTTATTGGTGAGTCTAAACGCTCCACGAATCTTATCTACAAAACCCATGCTATTATCTAATAATTAGTATATATAAACTTTGTCCAAAACTGTCAGAATTGTGTCATTATCCACCATGAAGTTTGCACTGTCTATTTCGTCTTTCTTCACAGATACAACTAGCAGGTTCTTCTATTTCAGGTTCAGTCTTCTTGCTCAATAACATAAATAATAATAATGAGTATATTCTTATAAAGATTATTGCCTAATGGTGTGAGTTTGCATAGCATTTCACCTTGAATGATATTCAAGTGGTTAATATACCACAACAGGGGAATGAAGGACTACTGTAACGAAGTAGTTGGGCAATCCTTATTAAATCACTATATAAAGCTTCAATATGGTGGAATTGGAAGCAGACGACTACTCAGAGATATTTAACTGGTTTACACACAAGTTCGGTATCACCCAAGACATGAAAAGCATACCTGCCGAAGCATTTCGTGTATTTTGGAAATTAACGTTTCTTGCCGAAGACAAACTAAAAGAAATGAAAGTCGAGAAAGATGAGAAAGACGAATAATGCCGAAGGCATTTTTTTGATACGATAGATTTATATAAAAGTTTATCATAACAGATGTGTGAAACGTCTATGTGAGAAATGTTCGACCCATGAACACGTCAGAGTGGTGCAAAGATCGAACATAGGATTATACTTTATCTGTGAATCATGTCTTCCACAAATATTCAATGAAGGAAGATTTCGGCTACTTGATTATCCTAATGGGCAATTAATTCCATATGATGCCGAGGAAGTTTGGGATTGGGTAAATCAATGAAATTTCAATGTGAGATTTGCTGGAAACAGTGTGACCAAGAGAAAATTGCTAAACTTAATGGATCTCCAATATGTGATAAATGTGGAGCAAAGAAATTATATTATGCGTTTGGGAGAAAAAAATGACTTGTGAAATATGTACTGATAAACATCAAGAAAAACCTGTTGATTGTAAGTGTGCGTGTCATGAAAAAAAGCCTAAATTGATGACCTCTAGGGACTTGGAGATGTACCTAATGTTTGGTGGTAAAGCATGATATTCTCAAAATGGATATGGATCATTCCACTATTTATATTCTTCCTAACACTTATATATGGTACTGTATTTTATGAAACACCTATAATTAGGGAAGTTGTTGAGGGTTGTGTTGAACAGTATAATGCTTCAACAAGGATATGTCCTTAATGGATGAAATAACAGTAAGGGTACAAAGGATGTTTCCTAATTGTCAAAAATATAATAAATGTTGTTCGGAAGTGGGATATGAAAAAATGATGATAAAGGCAAATATAAAAGAAATAAACAATAACATTAAAAAAATACTAGAGGATATAAAGAAAAATGAGTGATATAGATAAATGCCCAAAGTGTGGAAAAAGGGCTGGGTTTAATTGGACATGGGGTAAGAATGATGGACATAGTACAGGTTATTCTACTTGTAGGGGGTGTAAGAAAAAGATATGATATATAATGATGATAAGACATGGAATCAACATTACGTTGAATGGATACGCATTTTACCATCTATTGATGATAAGAAAGCCACCGATTTGTTTAGGCGTAAAGTTATAGAAGGACTTATAAAAGACTATGAGATAATGAATTCTCATGAGTGAATGTAAACACCCGAATTTCTTCTTTAAAGAGTACAAGTTCTATTGTAGAACCTGTGGTGAGGAAGAATCATTTATGAAATATTCAATGGACTTTATTGTAAGGAAAAATGATCGGTAATAAGCAATTGGAAAAGGTTATGTGTGTAGCCTGTAATGAACACTTTGGTGAACATAGTAAGAGACAGCTTATAAGGTGTATTTTCCGAATACAGGGTACTATGGTGGGTACTGAGATTGATAATCAAACTCCCCACGAATTATCCGATAAGTAACCTACGCCTTATATATATGTGGTAAAACTCAAAAAATCAGATTTTCGCCATATGCACTAGGCGTGATCCTCTATAAAAAAGAAAGTTCGTGGAAAAGCTATTGCAAATTGCAAATCCACATTTTCGGATAATTAGGTTGACCTAACTATTTACTTTGTTGAGATAACAAGACCAAATCTGAATCTATTCTCAATAGACACGGTATCTTGACTTTTTGTGAGTAACTCACCCAAAGCTTCAGAATCCACACTATCAGGGTATGGTTTACCGTCTTTATCGTTCTTAGAACTTGATTTAGTGAGGTGTGTTGCTATGTATTCAGCGACCACTTTGAAATGAGGAGCTACCTGTTTCCATTGTGTCTCGTCGAGTGCCATTAACTTTGCCTCTAATTCTTGTCGTTCTTTTTCTAATGTCATTACTAACCCTGACAAGTTTGTGTTAGATCAACTGATTAGGCACGAAAAGATCGCCACTAGGCACGAACAGCGATCAACTAGGCACAACATTCTGATCGATACTGTTTGTCATATCCTTAAGTCCTATCCTCTTTATATAGTTCAACTGATTTTGCGATCTACACTGTACCGTACCATACCGTAATTTCAAGTACGATCTCTTTATATAGTTCAAGTGCGATCTAGATCGCCGAACTCTTTATATAGTTCAACTCTGCCCTAGATCGCCTATGTATAAGTTGTGCGTAAATTAAAAAAAAATTAATGAGAAGGTATATATACGTATGGCGCTGGTGTATTAGGATAAATGTTACGAACAAATAAATTAAATATATAACAGTTTGACCTACTGGTCAAGAGGAACTTGTCAGGGTTATTGTGGCATTATTTGTGGTCTATTGTATTGTATTTGTTATTGGGGTTGGGGTTAGGGGAAGGGGTATATGTATTATGATTAATAACATTAATAGCCGAGTGATCGCACTCACGCCTACCCCATTTATATGTGATTCTGATCGGAAAGGAACTTGTCAGGGTCAGTATGGCGACTATTCAATCCCCTATTATGTATGACGTATCTATGGTATGTATATCAATGGACTATTGGCAAGATGATCATGGTGGTTATCCTAATGATTATGACG